GTTCCAGCAGGTACTAATACTCCTTCGATAGAAGAGATACCAGTTAAACCTCCACGCGTAGAAGCATCGTTTAAGTATTTCCAGTCAGTCTTGTAAAAGTCATAAGAACCACGTCTGAATCCTGAGAATCCTAGGTTCAAAGCCATTTCTTCTGAGTTTTCAAATAAACCAAAAGCAGTACCTCCAGCGAATCCACCAGAAATAGAAGCTAACATATCGTCAAAATCTAAAGACGTTTGTCTTTGTAAGAATAACATGTTCTCTTCAATTGCTCCTTGTGTATCTAAGTTCTTCAAGATAGCATCAAACTCATCTAAACCAGCAGCAGCAGTAAATCCTACTTCTACGTTTCCACGAGATTGAATAGCAGCAAATAATCCTTGTGATCCAGGGTTTGTTGCAGTAGTTGCAACTACTTGGTTGTACTCAGCTTCTACCATACTCATTTCTAAGTAATCTTCGAAACGTAATCTTGTCTCAGACTCAGCTTTTAAATACCATAAGTATCCAGATGTTCCGTCTTCAGTTGCTACTTCAACCCATCCAATTTGTGACATATCAGAACCAGAGATTGTATACTGATTTCTTAAGATGATAGGAGAGTTAGAGTACTGCGTGAAAGAAGGTTGTACTGATACACGCGCACCAGTTGCAACATTAGATCCTTTAGAATAGTCAGAACCGTATACAAATACTTTGATACCTGTTCCAACAACTGCTCCTCCAACACCAACTAAGTTTCCACCAAGACCAGTGTTATCGTAAGACTGTACGGTGAAAGTACCTCCAACACCAGGCGCAGAAGCAGTTACAATAGCTTTAGCCTCAGCTCCTGTAGCAGGGTTTAAAAGAACTACAGTGTCGTTTACAGATACAACATTTGTATCAGCAGCTCCAACAGTAATAATGTTTGTTGGACCCGCAGCTCCAACGTTTGCAGCTACACCAACTCCATTATAAGAGATGTGTAATCTGTTTTGCTCAGACCAAATTACTTGATCAGAAGTCATTGGCATTTCAGCGCCAACCATTTTTAAGAATCCAGATAACGTTCTGTTTCCATAACGCTCTACTTCTTGTTCATAAATTTCAGGTAAATACTGTTGTGCGAAGTTATTCGCTCCAGCACCAGCTCCGTTAAACTGGAGGTAGTTACTCTGTAAAGGTTGTTGTACTTGACTCGGTTGGATTGAACCGAATTGTGGAGTTAAACTCATAATAATTGTTTTTTAGTTAAATTTAGTTTTTTTAATACTTAGTTTTGAAGTATCAGAACCGCTATTAACCGCTTTAACTTTCCATCCATTTACAAATTCAGAACCAACAGATGTTTTTCTTGGCTGTGTTGTAATGTTTTTAGATTTAGCTATAACCTCTTTGACTGAATCGGCTTTACCCTGTTCGTAAAAATGTTGAGCTATTGTGTCAGCGTTTCTAGCAGCATACAAAGCTTTGTGGTAACCTTCTGCATCAGCTATTTCACCGTTTTTACCTAGGAACTTCCCAATAAAATTAGTGATATCTGATTGTTGCTCGGCCACCGCTGAAGGGTTTTTAACACCATACCTAAACTTCTTTTCTCCAACGTTGAAATCAAAACCTTTGAAATCGTTATTAAAAAGATTGTTAGTAGTGTTTTTAAAACTCTCCTGTTTAGCAATGTTTACTTTCTGCTCTTCGTTATATCGGCTAAAAAAGTCAGATGCTTTCTGTTGGTCTTGAGTTACGCCTGGTCTCAACTTGATCTCATCGTAATATTTACTCTTAGTTTCCTCTAGAAAGTTTCTAGCTTTATTAACTTCTTCTTTAAACGCAATTTTTTTCTTGCGTATATCTCTTTCCTCGTCTAAATCTTCATCATATTCATAATCTTCTAGGATTATATCCATGTCTTGATTATCTAGATAAGGTTTTGTTTTTCTGTAATACTCTCTTAGTAATTGAGTTTCATCAACGTTAGAATAGTCAGCATTTAATCTAACGTAATCTTCAACAGTACCACCAGTATCTTCCATGAAGTTAACTAGTTTCTCTACGTTTTCTGGTAGCTTTCTACCCAGTACTTTCTCGTCTCTTACTGCTTCTTGAGCCTCTCTAGTTACTTGCTTTACTTCTTCTTCAGTTACTTCTTGAAGTGGCGTAAACTCGGCAACAACATCTTCAGTGGGTTTGTCGTCTCCTTGTCCCACTTCTTGCAGTTCCACTTTGGGCTGTTCAGTTTGTAACACAGGTTCCTTTGTTTCTTGCTCTTGAATGGCATTTTCTTCAGGTTTTAAAGTGTCGTTTGGAATTACTACCTTAGTAATATCCTCTTTAGTTTCTAACTCAGGGGCTTTGATACTCACCTTTGTTATAGCCGAAGCTTCCTTGTTTAGTTGCTTAGGCTTGGTACTTTTTCCTTTTAAAGAAAAGTCACCTTCTTGTTTAGTTACTTCCTCCATAATATAATATAATTAAATAGTTAATTGTTGACAGTACTAGAAGTCATCTAGTCCGAAACCACCAAGTGTGTCATTTCCGGCTGATTCAAAATTTGTTGGCAATGAATCATTCTGTCTTTGTGATATCATCTCAGATTGCTGAGTTGCTTGTATTTTAGTTCTTTCGTCCTTCCTGTCTTCTATTTCTTTTTCTTTAGCTCCTTCTGCGTTAGCTCTTATCTGGGCTAGTTGCATATTGTAGTTAAACTCTTCAGCCATCAACTGCTTCTTAATCTCTGCTTCTTGCTGTAGGTATTGAATCTTAAATTGCGACTTGCCTTGTTCGAATTGTAAATTAGTCTCTGTTAAAGCTTGTTGCTTTTGAACTTCAGACATAGCCGCTTGTTCAGCCGCTTGAGCACTAGCTTGAGATTGAGCTTGAATGTTTTGAAGGTTTTGTTCTTGAGCTGCTTCTGCCTTTCTTTTACGCTTAACTTTAAGCATTTGATTAGCTAGTTTCATATTAGATATATCTCTTATATCTATTACGTCCTCTAAGTCTATACTACCTGTTTGTAAAGCTATTTGAATGTTTTTTTCTAATGATTGTTTATCTTCTTCGTCTGGTTCTAAATCTAAGAATATACCAAACTCATGCATGTTTAAATTTTCAACTTGCTTTAAAGTATCTACATTGAAAGAACTTATAGAGTTCATTAAGGCGTTTCTAGTTAAAGGAAAAGCTATCATATCAGCCGCTCTTAAACTAATATTCTCAGCATTTTTTATAGTTAAATACATCAACGATTGCAGTATATGCTTAGTAGCTGTGTTAGATGCCGTAGCTGCTAGCTTCTGTAATCCAACTAAAGAATCCTTAGCTGGTTGACTTCCGTCTCTAGCTTCGTTTAATCCAGTTACATCTCTAATCATTTGAAGATAGTACTGGTAAGTTTGTATTAAAGCTTGTATCTTTCCAATACCAGAAGAACTTTGTAATTCTTGAATAGGTATTTTACCTCTATTAGGATCACCGTCTTGAGTTAAGGATCTACCAACAATACTACCAGTTTGGAAGTACATATTTAAAGCTTCTTGAGCATTGTAGTTTGTACCGTTGCCTAAATCAACTTCAGCCAAACCATCTACATCTACAAAGACACCATCGGGAACTAGCTTTTGTAGCACTTGTTGTATTTTAAGATGTGTCACCTGAATCATATCAGCAAAGCTTATAGTCTTACTAACTATAGACTCAATTCTACCTTGATACATTCTAGGAGCTGATAAGCTATAATTCATAGAAACCTTTGTTTGATCGCTATAAGGTCTTGTCATGTTCTCGGCTAGTTCCCATCTAAGCATTTGATCGTGCCCCAGTATCTTAGCCCCGCTGTATAAAACTTCTATAGATCTACTTACTGTATCAAATTTATCGTTTTTCGGTGGAGCATAAGTATCTGGTTTTTCAAGAGACTTTTCTAAGCCCTGCTCTGTTTGCTTTATTTTCCACACTTGATCTGAGTATGTTTTGTACTCAAAGTAAAGAACTTGAACGCTATTTTGATCACTATTCTGCCCTCTAGGAGTTCTAGTATAGCTTGAATCTCCAGGATATTTTTGTATCTTTTCTAACTCTTCATCAGTTAAATCAGGAAATTCTTTTTTTAGTTCTTGTAAACTTATGCTTTTAACTTCTCCTACATAGTATATGTCCTCAAAATTAGGATCTTCAGTGTAAGAGTATATTACATCTACTGGGTCTACATACTCTACAGTAATTCCATTAGCTAAATTAAAGCTAGTTTTACTACAAGCAATACCTAGAACTGTTAAGTCATAAGCTAATCTTCTTTTAGTCTGCTCATACTTGTTGAAACTGAAAACATTTTCAATTAACTCTTCTTCAGCTATCTCTATAGCTTGTTTATATTTTAACTGCATGTGAAGATCTAGCTCTTCTTTATCTCTTGGTAGTTCTTCTACGGGTATGCTAGTTCTCTTTAAATCTATACCAGTCTTCTGCATAGTTTCAGCCATGAGTTCAGCGGCAAAAGCATCTTCTGCTATAGCCGTAGCGTGGTCTGTTCTTTGTTTTACAGCAAACGGGTCTGAAGCACGTGATCTTATCTTGTACCCTTTATCTGTCATACCGTTTACAACTATATCAACAAATTTAGATAAAACAGCAATAGGCTTCCAATCCAAATTAAGATAAGACAAATCACCGTTTATAGATAATTCGTCTTTATATTTTCTAACTGATTGTTCTCCTCTAGCATATAGTCTTAAGTTATGGAAGTACTGCCAATTGTTAGCAAAACGACCTCCAGAAGCTAATCCTGTATCTCCTCTAAACCATTCGTTCTCTATCGCTCTTCCTACGGCTTTACCGTAATCGTAGCTTTGTTTCTCTTCATCAGAAACTACCTGGCTTGGAAAAGTGCTATTTGAATTTGTATAAATCATTTATCTTATTATTTTTGAGAACTCTCCGTTGTTGTCGTATTTTTTAAAACCTAGTGGAGAAACTTTTTTAGCTTGAGTAAAAACAGGTGTATACCTATTCTTATTACAAGCCATCAATGCTAATCCAGAGCTTATAGAAGCATCATGACTAGTTCTATTGTTTATATTAAACCTAGCCCAATCCTCTAATGTTCTTTGAAAGTACATATTACCATAACCTTCTTCTGTTTTACCAACGTGAGAATTTATATATGTTTCTATCGCTGAAGCATGAGCTTGTTTTATGTCTTCACTAGAGTTAGGTATTCCACCTATTTCTTTTTCTGTTACTGATAATTTATTCCAAACCTTGTCAGGTCTATTCATTGAAAACCCTCTATAACCTCTTCTTTTGAAATGATAAAGTAATCTAGGTTTGTTATTCTCGCATAGTATTGGCATGCCGTAAAACACGCAAGCCATCAATACGTCTTCAAAGAATATCTCAGCCGTTTGAGGTCTAGCTATATATTCTAAAAAAAACTGATTAGGTGGAACATCTTCCATGCTAAACTTAGTCAAACCAGCTAAAGCTCCGTTAGAACCTCTCTTATCAACCGTACCTGATATATCATAACTATCACAGCCAAATGCTCCGCAGTGTTCGTTACCAGGGTATTTAACCCCATTCTTTACTATCACACGGTTTTGAAGATTAACAGGTGGAACCCAAGATATTTTAAACCTACCGTCTTTATTAGGTATGAATATAACTTTTGAATCCAACTTAGCATTCTCCCATTGAAAAGTACCAGTAGTAACTACCGACGTATTCTTAAGGTCTGCATTGTAATCTATTTGTTCGTATATTTTCGTTAGGTTAAATAAAGACTCTTTCGCTTCGTCTCTGAATGCATGTTCTTCAGTTCTTGGGAATTGTCTATAAAATTCATTTAACCCATCTTGATCATCTTTTAATCCTTCTACCTCGTTCTTCCAAAACTCTATAACACCTAATGTTATCTTGTCTCCAAAAACATCTAGAACTTCTTCCTTGGGTGTATCGAATACAGGAAAGCCATAAGAATCGATGTATCCTTCGTAGTTCCATTCCATAGGTATGAACAAAGAATAGAGTCCTGAACTAGTCTGCCCGTTGCGGTTTCTCTTTGTAGTGTCTGATGCATGATATAATTTCTTAAAGTTCTCCCCTCCTTTATCTAAAGCATTTGACGTTGATCCCATCATACACTTTCCAATAATTCTAGAACCTAATCTTAACGTTGTTTTCGTAACCCTCCAGTTATTGAGGATGTTGTTTGGCCTCTCCCACTTACCGCTCTCATCGTGGACGAGTAGCTTGAGCTTCTCTCCATCGTAGGCATTATCACCTGTGTTTTTCCAGTCGATTGTGGTATCAAGACCTGTAAGCGTCTCAAGCTGTGTTTTTGAATCGAGTCCTTTACGGGTGAGTTTTGAGGCGGGTACACGATAGGCGAGTTCTGTCTTTGGCCTATCCATACCGTCTTGAATCGGTTTAAAGAAAAATGGGTAGTTGACCGATATGGGTACAACTTTATCTGTGAACATTTTCTTTGCATCGGCTCCAGATTTGGACAAAATCCCGAAGCGTGAATCGCTTGATATGGTTGCCATGTTAACAGCCTCTCCTGATGCCATGAATGAAAATCCAGAACGTCTGTTCTTGAGATATGACATGCCATAACATCTCCTGTCTGCCTTGCAAGCTTCCCAGAATATATAGAATAGTCTATTGGACTCTCGAAAATCTGGCTGCCCAACATCAATTTTGGACCACTGCAGGTACATGTAATGAGTGCCAGTAATATAAGTAGGCTTGTCTTTATTAAAAAACCACAACCCTTTTTCACGCCTTTGAAACTCTTCTTCAATATAGTCATACCATTCTTCTTTAAAATCTTCAGAGTAATTCTTCCAGTCAAAAACAGTTTTAATGTTTTTTAATTCTTTAGGATAGTCAGCGGCTTTCCACTTGTCACCTTCTTTCTTAACTACATCAACAGCTTTTGGTAAGGCTATAACTAAGTTTTGTATTTCGTAAATCTCCCCAATTTCACCAGTCTTACTGATAATAACCATATCGTGGTCTTCATCGTAACCGTAGTTCCATTTCTTAAATTTATTATTTCTATTTAAGATCTTGGTTTTAACGTAGTTGGGTAGTATTTTATATAATGACTGCTCGTACATTACTTAGATCTTCCTTCAGCGAATCCTTTAAAAGCTTTTTCTTCTTTAACTTCTTTAGGTTTCTCGTTAAGAATACTATCCTCTTCATCAATACGCTTAAGTATTTCAAAAGCATCAAATATTGCTAATTTTTTAGTAGCAGCAGCATTTTTAAGTTTATCTGCCGTTAAGTCATCATCTGAATCTACAATAAGCTCTTTAGCTACCTTAACTAGTTCCGCTATCGCGATGTGCCCAGCTTGGATTATACTCAACTTGGTTTCCTTGGTGTTCATATTTGATTACAATATCATTAGATTTCATACAAAAAACTCTTTGCTCGTCTACGATAAAATCCCATTCACTGTTAGGAGTAAATCCTACAACATCTCCTGGGTTGATTTCAAGCGCTTCTAAGGACTTATTACCGTACTTTAGTATACCAATAAGCTTTTGCTCTTTATCGTTCGTTAGAATGTCTTCGTTTTTTAGAGGCATTACAAAACACCTGTCTCCAAATGATTTCCAATCCTCTTTGTTCTTATACAAGTATATCTGGTCTATAGCGCAGAAATATAGATCATCTTTAAAATATGATCTACTATTTTTCTTTACACCTTTCATGTCGTAGAATACTCTAAAAACATTATGATGTATTAATACTATATCTCCTTTTTGTATGCTTGTCTTAAATGCCTTTGGTGTTTCAACTACAACCGCTAAGTTATTAACAGATTTGAAACTTTCTATCTTAGTATTTAAGACTAAAGTTTTATCACCAATCTTTATCTCGTTTTCATATCTATCACCAAGAGGCTTGATGATGAAGTCGTACAAGCTCTTCATTAATACTCTAAATCGTATTCAACAGATATTGCCATGTTAGAATTAAACTTCTTCCATGGCATTACCTCATCTTCTTTTTTAATGTATATACTGTAAGAGTTTGATTCTTGATCATGTAGTATAGCTGTAATAGTGTGCCCGCCATAAACGTTTTGCCCGACCGCATAATGCATGGCATCGTTTTTATAATCAGAGCCTATACTGATCTTTCTTACAATAGAGCTCATTATACTTTTTCCAAAGTACTTGCAGATTCTTCTTTCTCAATAACAGTATAACTACCATCAGTTAGATCAATATTAACTTGACCATACTGTTCTTCTAGTTGTTTCTTAGTTGCTTCTAGAGCTTCTGATGCCTGCACTTGAATATGCAAAGCTTCGTGTTTTTTGCTCTCAATAAAACCAATGTCAATAAAAGCTGCTTGTAATTTAGCTTGTTGATCTTTAATTTCTTTTAACTGCTCTTCTGTAATTTTTGTTACTTCACTCATAATTTTATTAGATTTGATTTATATTTATATAGTTACTTGTTTATTTGCTATTTACCCGCTACCAAGTTAGTAACAGTTGTTGCATCAGATAAAACATAATCTACAACTACTGAAAACCATTCTCCTTGAACAACATTTGTAAAAGTAATAGCTTGAGCTGCTGTTGGTAGTCCAGGTGCTGCTACTATTCTAAATGTAGCGCCAACGCCAGGATCACCCCCTTGAGGATCTATAGTAATTAAATCTCCATTTAAGTAACCTGTACCAGCTGTATTAACGGCCACTGTTTGAACAACTCCATTTACAGCTGTAAAATTAACAGTTAAACCAGTACCGCTTCCACCTATTGTATCG